GTTTATTGGTGTAATTTTACTATCGCTTAATTTTTGGTACATAATGCTTGTTCCAGAAAAGAAAAGAAGGGAGGGTTTCGATACAAGTCAGGTAGCTAATCTAACAAATCAACTAGTATCTAGTGCATTGACAGTTACTACAACAGAGAAGGTTCCAACTGATAATGAAGGTGCGCAAGCATATAGAACAGTTCTTTTATATATAAAATCAAATACATTAAAAGGGCTCAAGGTAATAAACGATTTGAACACACGTGTGTACGGTTCAGCGCCCCCAGTTCCCGATTCATTTGACCCACGTACAATAATGGACGGTTTTGTAAATCCAATTACAGGCATGTGAACCCAACAAAATTATAAACATCTGCTTTTTCAGGGAAATGCAGGCAGGAGCAACATCACCGGCACTAAATTTAGCACCACCTCTTACGGGTTATAACATTATTGCTCTGGTATTAATCGTAAGCGGGTCATTCATAGAAATGCTACCCGACGAATATGAGAAACATTTTACACATCCACTAGTTTTTATATGCGGAATGTTTATTTCTGCATGGCTGGCTTCTATCAAACAGATTCCTGCAGCATTTGCTCTTGCCTTTTTTTTGGTAAATCTATTACGAATTATGCCCAAAAAAAAAATTAATAAGAAAGTTGTTACGACAATAACACCCGGCGTTAAGGAGGGATTTCAGCCCGCGGGCACAATAGACTGGGTTACAACGCATAAGAAGTGGTTTGTTGAAAAGGTTCTAAAGGAGAAGCCTATAGCGATTCAGGAAAAGGAGGTCGCGACGTATCCTGTTCAAGCGTAGACTTGACATCATACATAAGACAAGAAATAGTTCAACTATTTTTTGTCACAAGGAAGAACAGAGAGACATTATGTCTGGCTTTTTATATATTGAACTTGGAACAATCCTTATACTGGGCTGGATAGTTGTCTGGTTAACATTTCCGTTTGAACAACATTATGATGAAAGCCTACGTGCATATTCCCGCGAACCTGCGTTTAGAGTATTACTGGGATTATTATTGATAACAGTATCTGCTTTTAGCGTTCCTGTTGGATTATTACTTTTCCTAATTACTTTCTTCTGGATTGCTGATATTCATTTAGTTTCAACGGTCAAGTTTTAGTTGCTTAAAATAGGAGCGACCAAATGCCGCGAAAGGCTAAAACACCCCGTCAATCGTTTTTTGAAGTTGTAGGCGGCTCTTATAATGGGGGAAATAATACACCTGGAAACAATACACAACAGCAGGGTCATGCCTATACACAACAGGGGCAGCCTGTTAGTGCGGGCTTTGTGACACCTGAAATAGATTTACTTACAGGATTTGTGACCGCGCTAAATGGCAATCCTTACATGATTGGTGTTGCGTATCTATGTATTAATTTGGGTGGTCGTTATTTGAGTTTAGAATTAACAAAACAACAGGAGGCGTTTCTTGCTCATAAGGCGTTACGCCCGATTATTTTATTTTCAGTATTATTTATTGCTACAAGAAATTTAGCAGTTGCATTTTGGTGCACATTGGGCGTTTTGGCAGTTTTATGGATATTTGCAAATGAGAATCACATTATGTGTTTGATTCCTGGCTGGCGTTCTCCAGGGGATTCTAAGGACCATGATGCTTCTTATGAATCGAATATGAAACTATTACAAGGCAAAAATCCAGAACCGCCTGCAAAAACAGAAGAGCCAGCTAAGCAAGAGCAACCAAAAGAAACAAGCGCAGCTACAACCACGACATAATAAGATGCACACTTTTTAATAAGATATTGATAGAAATATCTTATTAAGAAAAAGTACCGGTCAGTACAAAAGTATGAGGATGCGCCTAACTTCTGTACGTTTAAACGCGCAGGTCAATTGTTGCGCCAACCGCCTGTGTATTTGTCTTACGCTTACCACCACGTGCTCCAGACTTGCGCGCCGCAGCCTCTGAGCCATTCATTGTAGTTGATGTGTAAACGCTCTGATTATCATCGTTATCAAAAGGTCTTGAAGGGGGTGTGAAACCTACAACAGGAGGACCCATGTCCTCAGATTCAAATGCCTTTAGAATATCTTCAACGCCAGTTGGTCCAGTCATTGTACGGCGCGCTGTCTGAATCTGTGGGCTTGGCGGTGCAGAAGGTGGCTGCTGCTGCCAGCTTTCAGAGTTGTTTTGCTGCACAAAAGCCTCTGGCTCAGGTCTCATCTGTTGCTGCTGCTGCTGTTGTCCTTGAGGCATGCCCATACCAACAAAGTTCGCGAAGCCAGGACCAACCGCCTGTGTTGCCGCTGCCTGTGCAAACTGGCGTGCCAATTCAGGATTTTGTTTTAGAATGTCATTCATGCCAGGCATCTTAGACTTGAAGAAGGTGTTTGTAACATGGCACATTGCTGCGCTAATACCAAGAGTCATAACAAGGCGGATTTCTGGTGCAACCTTGCTTCTGTCCTTATATTTGTCATATAGCTCCTCAAATATTTCATCAAAATCCTCCTGGTTCTCATTTACGGACTCTGACCAGCCGTCCAGGTTAACATCCATAGGATTGAACTTCTGGTTCAGAAACTCCAAGCCAGTAACGCAGGTCAGCAATGTGCTACGCTGAAATTTGATGCTTGACTCCAGATTGCGACTGTCAACAAGACGGGCATATTCGGTCTTGATTTCGTCCAGTGAATTAACCATCGTCATACGATTACCCTCAATTCCCTTGCTAGCAAGGCGGCGAATCTTGTTGATAATAGCGGCTTTCTCAGTTGCCTCTTGTTCAGGAGTCATTGAGGAAACCGCAACGGGTGCTGCCGCAGCTGAACTAGACGAAGAAGCAGAAGACGAACCAAATGAATCCAGAGAAATTGCTGGAATTTCAGCAGGGGGCGCTTCAGAAAAGCGGTTAATGCGAATAGTATCAGCGCCAATGCCTGCAGGTGTTCCAACAGATACAGTTTTTTGTGTATCGTCAATGTTGATGAAGTCTATGCCATCTGAAATAAATGATGCCTTAGGGGGGCTTGGTGCTCCACCGCCAATATTAAACGTCGTGCCACCAGGGCTATAGGGCTTAGCTGATACAGATGAAGGTTTGGGGCTTGCGCTAACCTTATTTTGGTTCGCAAGCAAATCCATGTCAAGATTGCGGATTCCGTTGTTGCTGTTGCCTATGTCAGATACATCCAAGCTGATGATGTCATCAATATTTGCAGTATTTGCCGCGAAACTCTGTAAATCAGAAAGGTTTATGCCGGGATTGCCTTGATTGCCACTCATACTATTCTGTTTGTCTTACAGTAGGCGTTTAGGTGATTTTCTTTCTCTAAACGCGCAAGCACATCAAAAGTGCATCTGCCAAATCTGACTTCTTTTTCTTGGAATTGAAAAAATCCAACCATTTTTTGTGCTCTAAGCCTTTGAGTTTCTGCAAAACAAGCAGCTCAGCAGTGTCCTTTCGTGCCTTATAGTTGCCGCCAGCATCATCAACAGCAGTCTGCGCCTCCTCCGTTTTCTTAGAGGCATGAACAAAAACAACATCACCTTGCCAGCCTTTTTCAATACGAAGGCGATGGGACAGCAACGTAAATAGTATAATTTGGACAGACTTCATAGTCGGAGCATCAAACACGGGCTGATTTTCAATACGAATAGTTGCGACCTCTGAAAATGCAGCTACGCGACTATCTAGGAATTTTTCAATAGCCAACAGTAAAACGCTCAGGTCAGTTTTCATGGTACCTTTTGGTTTAGTATAGGGCATTAAGAATGCCTTTTTAATAAGTTCCAGATAATCATCCTTTTTGGCTTTCTTTGGAACAGTCCAGCTCATTTTTTCCGCAAATATCTTGAGCCCTTTTACGTTTAGTTCAACATCACTAGGTAAGCCTTTTAGCGTAGTCTTACCGCTCTTTGCGCATTTTTTGCACCACATATTATCGCTTATATCCGTCCAGCTGGGCGGACCACCGCAAACACAGCGACTGGCACTCTGTGAATCGCTACCAGCAAGTAAATCGTAGTTGTCCCAATCGCTGATAGTAAAAGCCGCTCCACTAACATCGGCTATGCAGTATGCTAAGTTACGAATCCCCATATCAAAGCTGAGTATCTTAGGCATTTTAACTTTAAAGAATAAAATACATTTAAATGCTAAGAGCTAAGTTCCAATAGAATGGAAACTCAATACAAAATCATGGCAAAATATGGTTGGTCTGATATACATTATAGTAATCCATTTTTACCAGGTGAAACGCCAATAGCCGATATACCAGGGCGGTGGACTATTGGTGTCAGAACCGGACCTAACCATGATACGATTTGCATCAGACAGTGTTTGACAGAAGCCGATGTTCAGAAATATAAGTCACCGCATGGGAATTCTATAAATGAAGCGACACACAAATCGATATTATTGTATGAAGATACACAACCTGGGGCACCAGAAAGAAGTAGCTGCAGAGTCAGGCCTTTTAAAAATCTGCTATTAAAATAGGAATCATGCCAACAGGTAAAACTATGCGTGGAATCGATGCCAGTGGTGCAATAGTAATTGTCTATTACAAAGACAAGGGTGGACCAGTATTTTTAATGGGGCAGGAAACAATGTACTTGACAGAAACAAATAAACTAGGCAAGTTTAAATCTAAGGAGCACGAAGACGTTTATGCAGGATTCTTGAAGAAGGGTTCCATGAATAATGATGTGGATATTATACAAGCTAGGCGTAAGTTCACAGGTCTTTGTAAAGAGTTAGAAGTTTATACTAAGACACATGTGACATATAGCGGGATGAAAAATTCTAATTCTAAAGCTGGTTATATTTCAGCTAAGCCCCGATGCGTGTCAGATAAAAATAAAACGAAATATGGTTTTCCTAAAGGCGGCTTTGAACAAAACGAAGATATGTCCGTCGATGACGCAGCAATAAGAGAATGCAGACAGGAAACATCTGTAGAACTTGATATTAAAAGGCTGGCAGAAACAGACCATTTAATCGCATCAGGTAAAGATTCATACTACAAACTATATTTGTATGAACTATCAAAACTGGAATATGATGCAATTCACACTCTACAAATATTAGAAAAACGCAACGCGGATTACGAAAATGAACTTCACAATGTTTGTTTTAAACGTATCCCTAATATGGACTTTAAGGATTTTTTTATAAACGCCATATCAAGAGTAGCTTACGAAAAAATAGCCAACGAAATTAAAAATTCTGCCGTTGGTGGGGGGTCTAAAATGAAGGGGCTCACAAGAAAAGTAAAATCAAAATACGTAAAAAGTGTGCTAATATCTTCACGGAAAAATACTGGCAACTGGTTTAGCGTGGTTTTCAAGAAGTAGTCAAAATTTACTCATGTCTTGAAGCGACGAATGTTTCGTCACTTTAAAAGTTGCAATACAGCTCTCTTCTACCATATTATCATTATAGTAGTCAAATAGGGGCGGATAATCGAACCGAATATACTCTTCAAATAGTGTCGGCGCTTCTAGAATCTTCTTGATAAGAGATGATTCTACATCATCGTCGTAATTATAATACGTTTTATTGTCTCCTATGAAGAGTTTTGGACCGGCGCTCATCATATCTATAATTTTCACATTTGGGTGGTGACCACAACAGATAAGAACAGAGGCGTTTTTAATATCTAGTACACAGTCCCTATCAAGGTCGTTTGGAAAGCGATTATTCTTATAATAATACACTTCGGTACCCCTTCTTGGATGTAAATATATCTCCAGATTAGGATTGGGTGAAGCCATTCGTCGTTTATACCCTAAATTCTTCATCTTGTGAAATAGTTTTTGACTAAATTCAGGACGCTTGAATTCTTCACATAGCGGCGAAGAGCCAAATTCAGTAAGTGGCTGTGAGTCAATATAAATAAACCTGCTGATATTTCTAAATAATAATACAGGGGCAAAATCTAAACCCGCGCCCACATAAACAGCTGTTCTGTGCTGAGACATTTATTACTTTATTAGTATGTAACGCGGGTTTCATTTTTTACTGACGACTGATAAAAACCGACTTAAATTATTGCACGTTTGAAAGTATAATGCCATTTGATTTGGAGGGAATAAAAAAATACATAGAAGAGTGCAATATACAAGTTCGCGGTATATTACACGTGGGCTCTAAGAGCGACACTATTCAAACCATATATAATTCTATAAATGTTCATGACAATAATATAATTTGGGTTGAATCGGACAAAATTAAGGCTGCGCGAAACATTGCAAAGGGATTGCCGAATTGTTTTACAACCATTATAGACGAAAAGAAACATAATACATATAAAAGTACCCATGCGCCATATTACTGTCCAAAATTATGCTGTATAGAAGAGCCACAATTAATTATGGAGGAATTAGAAATTACAGAGCGCTTAACCTTGAATGAATTTATGGAACAGAATAATTTTGACCCTGCAGAATTCAATGTCTGGAATTTTGACAGTATGGGTTCAGAATTTAGAATTTTTAGAAGCGCATCAAACTTGCTCAAATTTGCGGATGTCATTTATACAGGCGTAAATTCAACGGAAGTCACAAAAAAGAGTACAGTAAAATCAGAGCTTGATACACTCCTCAAGGCTCATGGATTATGCCGCGTAGAAACAATCAAAAATGAAGATAATTGGTGTATGGCTCTGTACATACGAATCTGATTAACGGCTAGAATAATCAAAAATTGATAAACCCGCTTACTAAACTGGTTTATCAAAAATGTCTATTAACCTAAGCCACTTTCTTCTTGATGAGGATAGTTTTATGCGGATGCGCGACAACGGTGTTTACGCCCCTGATAAGGAGTACAGTGATTATCGTATCTGGAATCTGGAGTGCATTGCCGCACTTACTGATGAGGAGCACAACTGGATGGTAGAGCTTTGCCGTCGTATTAGTGACAAGAAGATTCGGCTAATGGATGAGGAATCAAGTGTAGTATTTACAGCCGCCAATATTTACTTTGACAAGTCTAAGAACCTGGTTATTACGAACCCACGTTAATTCAAAGCCGACAAAAATTGAAAAGATTTACGCTAGTTTCACTCATTTTTAAAATGCAAAAGGAAGAAACCGCTTGCAGTTGCCCCGCCTGCTATAAGCAGTCTATACGGGATTTTCTCTTTACGCGCGCCGCCGGTGAGAGTCATCTAGCGCACGAATGGCGCATAGCATCAAACTCAAAGTATGTAGAATGGGAAGATGAGCCGCCCTGCCCGCGCGGTCTCCTTATTTGCTATCACTGTGATAATCTTTCGGCTTGCACAAAGATTGGAGAAAAAGATACATGTCAGACCTGTGCCGAAGAGCAGTGAATAGAAAAACACAAAAAATTGAAATCACAAATCATCAAAAGTATTTTTTCGAAGCCAAGCTAAAGAAGCAAAAGCATCACACGAGCCAAATGAGCACCATCAACATCAGCACTTTCCTGGTCAGCGACTACACCTTTGAGCGCATGCAGTCCTACGGCGACTACACTGAGTTCGGCACTTTCGATGAGTTCAAGACGCACAACCTTCAGTGCATCGCGGACCTTGATGAGGAGGACCGTGTCTGGGTCACGGGTCTCTGCAAGCGCATCAGCAAGAGGACACTCTGCATGATGGATGAGGAGTACGCCTCTTCGCACGACGTGTGGAACTTCTACTTCGACAAGAAGAAGAACATCCATGTCGTGTGCCCGCGCTAAGCTTTAGCGCACGAAGCTTTAGCGGACTAAGCATCAGAAAAACAAACGGACAAAATGAAAAGCCGATTTTTTCATTTTTTGAATTTGTGTAAATAGCTCCCTAAATAGACTTAATAAACTCCCACCCCATATCATCGCAGATACACTGCCAGATTTTATCCTGCATGTAAAGTTTTTCACGCGATTTAAGCAAAGGGAAGCACGGTAAAAAGTCATCCAGCTCCAGTAACTGACAAAATTTATACAACACATAGGAGTACGACAAGAAATTCGAACGTCCTTTTGGGCAGTGTTTGATGAAACTAGGCTGAATTTCTCTGAACATAAACCGCAATTTATCCTCAACTTCTCTAGAAAGAACAGGCGCCTGTACACCATTAAGACGGTTCATAATGTGTGCGACGTGCTCATAATACTTAGATAACTTGAGCTTCTTCAAAATCTCACGCAGTTTTGACGGTTTGAGCTTGAGTGTATCAATAATACGTTCCTTACGCAGCTCCATCTGAATCTGCTCAAAAATCTCAGTTGGAATCTCAGTTGTTTCCTTGGCTTGAAACTGCGCCAACCACTCATTAAGATGGTTGATTTTCTTATAGGCAAAATACGATATTTCACGTGGTGGGTCCTTATAAGAGGGCTTCTCAGAATCAATCAAGATAAAATCTTGGTAGCCGCATTCAGCGCAACCCAACATTGCCTCATTTTGCGAAAAGTGCATTTCATTGTCGCATACAGGGCAGCAGCCATAATCCGTTTCAATTCCTGAACCAGGCATTATACCTGATTTAATAGCACTGGGTTCAACAATTGACAGGTACTTTTCTAGTGCCTTATCACGACGGAGACCATCAATATCTGCAACGATTTGTGAAGCCTTTGTCTGAAGCTCCTTCTTCTTTTTAGCGACGCGTGGTTTTTTTTCGGGTTCTTCAGCTATTGTATTTGTAGCTGCATCAGCAGCTGACGTTTTAAAATAGGATAAAACCGAATTAGCTGGCGTTTTTAACTTATTGGATTCACGCTGCATTGAGCTGTCTCCAGTGGCAATGCGCTGTTGGGTATCGTAATATCCAAAAAGAATATCACCGACATTCAAATAATAGTTCATCATATCTTTATCAGTTTCAACATCGGCGATTCTGCTTTTTAATTCAGCCTCTTTTTCTAATGCCTCTTTGTGTTCATCTGTGAAGCGTGTTTCTACAGACCAGTTTTGTAATTTCTTAGAAATGGCGGCTAAATCCGCTTTTAATGTAGGTAAAGATTCTTTCAAATCTTTGAATCTACGTATCTTATCGTTATGAAATCCTTCAAGAGTGGTTAATTTGTCTTGTTGGACCTCAACGGGCTGTTCACTGTGAACAGGTACCAATAACTCATTTAATGAGAAAGAAGCCATAAGTATATCTTTCTTCCTCCCGGATTTGTTTAGGTGCGATACCCAGATTTTTAAAAAGTGCGTGCGGAAATTAAATTCCCCCGGCAAATTTTTTTCTCAGAGGGAGTTATAAACAAGCAACATGGGTGGCGGTGGTTTAATGCAACTTGTAGCTTACGGCGCGCAGGACATCTATTTGACGGGCAACCCTCAGATTACCTTCTTCAAGGTAGTCTACAGACGCCACACAAACTTCGCCATGGAGGCGATTGAGCAGACCTTCAACGGCTCTGCCAACTTCGGCAAGAAGGTAACATGCACAATCTCCCGTAACGGCGATTTGATCCACCGCATCTACCTCCAGGCCACACTCCCCTCAGTCACCCTCCAGGCGGCTGACGGCTCTGGTGCCCAGTTCCGCTGGCTCAACTGGGTCGGTCACAACTTGATTGCCAACGTTGAGCTTGAGATTGGCGGACAGAAGATCGACAAGCACTACGGTGACTGGCTCCAGATCTGGAATGAGCTTACCCAGGAGGCGGGCAAGCAGGCTGGCTATGCGGAGATGGTTGGCAACGTTCCCCAGCTGGTCAACCTCCTCACACAGGGCGGTGAGGACTGCGACAATGCGTGCTACCGTGGTGAGCCCAACGCCTCTTCTGAGGTGTTGAAGTGCGCCCCTGAGTACACACTGTACATCCCCCTCCAGTTCTGGTTCAACCGCAACCCTGGCTTGGCGCTCCCCCTCATCGCCCTCCAGTACCACGAGGTTAAGATCAACCTCCAGTTCCAGGAGCTCAACAACCTGTGCTGGGACATGACGGCGACATCCGGACACACAGTCCGTGACCGCGTCGCCCAGTCTGGCTTGGTCTCTGCCTCCCTCTACGTAGATTACATCTACCTGGACACGGACGAGCGCCGCCGCTTCGCCCAGGTCTCCCACGAGTACCTCATCGAGCAGCTCCAGTACACGGGCGGTGAGTCCGTTACATCTGCTCACAACAAGATTCGCCTGAACTTCAACCACCCTTGCAAGGAGCTTGTCTGGGTTGTTCAGCGTGACTCTTTCGTCAGCTGCGACGACAACGTTGTTGGCCCCTGGAAGGGACAGCAGCCCTTCAACTACTCCGACTGGTGGGACCGCGCCGTCCTGGAGTCTGGCTACTCCGTCACACGTGTTGAGGGCTTGGCGGGCAACAACCCCGTCGTTGCCGGCATTGTCCAGCTCAACGGACACGACCGCTTCTCCTACCGTGAGGGACGCTACTTCAACTTGGTCCAGCCTTACCAGCACCACACCAACATCCCCGCTGTCGGCATCAACGTCTACTCCTTCGCCCTCAAGCCTGAGGAGCACCAGCCCAGCGGCACATGCAACTTCTCCCGTATCGACAATGCCACACTTGTACTCACACTGTCCAACAACACGGTCGGTGCGCTGTACAGTGCCCAGGTTCGTGTCTATGCGACAAACTACAACGTGCTCCGCATTATGTCCGGAATGGGAGGACTTGCGTACAGCAATTAAAAACACGATTCACAGCACGCGGAAGTTCCCGGTGCTTATGTGGATTTTGCAATCAAATCAAAAATCAGTTTAAAATTGAAAATTATTTTCCATCTAATTGTTAGAATTTTATAAATGCTAACAACATGTATAGCCATAGTCACTGGTAAAAGAAAAGGTAATCCCTGTGAATACCCACGCTCTGCTGAGAATGAATACTGTGGAAGACACCAACGTAATTACCAACATGAAATTTTAACAAAGCAAGGTAAAATACCCTGTTTGGATTTCTTTCGTGGGTGTGATGCTTTAGTTGCTAAAAGCGGACGTTGTGATATATGTAAAGAGAAGAAATCAGTTAAGAAAACACCTTGTGCCAAGGAAAATTGTAAAAATAAAACAACAGGTGCTAAATATTGTGGAAAACATCAAAAACAGATGTATTTTGACGAAGAAAAGGATAAAAATATAAAGTATTGTGATGTAGATAGAAGCTGTTTTAACCTTTGTACACCTGGTTACTCAACCTGCGAAACCTGTAGAAGTAAGGCTTATGAGAATGATAAGATTAGAAAGGCAGCCCATAAAGAACACCATAATGCAATTGCGATGAATAAAGAGGCTAAATCCCAAATCTGTATCAAGTGCGGGCGCGACTACGAACAGTTTAATACCAGTCATGGTAAGCCTAGTATGAGATGTTTAGATTGTAATAAAATCCAAGCTAATCAAGACGTAAAAAGGTCAAATAGA